TTGGAGATGAGATCAAAAGAGTTATTAGATCTATCTTACAAAACCAAGAGAGTCCTAAAAATGCTTTAGATGGTGAAATCCATCTGTACGCTGGCTAATTAGGAGCTCTAAATTGTTGGAAAACACTCTTTTCCTATAGGGATTTCTTGCACTCTTCAATAATTTCATATATAAATTAATTACTATACAAATAAATTGATATAGACGAGTATAGTCGATTGGCCTAACAACTATATCAATATAATTAGGAGGATAAAACTATGGCAACAAATACTTTCCAAGGGAAAATGAGAACCTATGGTGGTCAAGATAAATCATCTGGAGTTACTCCAGCAGTTTTGACTATTTCAGAAGTTATTGCATTTGACCCAACTAACACAACTGCATCTGTTGCAGTTAAAGTTGGAACATCTACTGCATCTACTGCAAAAGATTTCGTATTACCAGCAGGAGCGGTACCGATTTCTTTTACAAGTTTAGGTGGAGCAACAGGTGGATCTAGTCCAACTGGTGATATTGGAACAGCTGCGGACCCAGATGGTTTCTTCAACGAAGTTGATGTTGATACAAAAGGAACTATTACTGGAGCGAACGGTGCATTAGTTAGTGGTTCAGGAATTACTACTAACGCTGTAACTGTTACAGGAACAGCTGGTGCTTCTGCTGCTACTGGTGGTACTTGTGTGGGTGTTTTTACTTATACAATTGCTGACAGCGGTGTAGAGAGTAACTAATAATTAATTATGGAGCTCTCGCAAGAGAGCTCCTAAAATTCAGGAGTTTAAACAATGTCTTTTAAATCAGATGTTAAAGCAATAAGAAGAAATACAACTGGTGTCGTATTTTCTGGAAGAACTAGACTAAGAGGAATTATCTTAGGTGCTCCCAATGCTACTACAGCAGGTTCTGTTGTATTAGTAAATGGTGGTACAACCACAACTTACTTCCAAGCAGATGCGCCAGCAGGTGATGTTTTTGCATTTAATATTCCAGAAGATGGAGTATTATTTGAAAACGGAATGAGTATTTCTACATTAACAGGAACAGCAACTGTATTGTTAGATAAGTAGGAGGCTAAATGGCTAACACTACTTCAGGCACATACATTTTTGATAAAAACTTTGTGATCGATGAGATCATAGAAGAAGCTTATGAAAGAATTGGAATGCAGCCTAATGCAGGTTATGATATTAAAACTGCGCGACGATCTTTAAATATTCTTTTTCAAGAATGGGCAAACCGAGGTTTACATTATTGGGAAGTTGCTAATAATTCAATAACTTTAGTAAATGGTCAATCTGAATATACGATGTATAGATCAACATCAGATGGTACATCTAGTGCTACAGCTATATATGGTGTTGATGATATATTGGAGTGCTCTTATAGAAATTCATCTTCTATAGATACACCTTTAACAAAAATTAATCGATCAGCTTATCAAGCTCTATCAAATAAATCATCTACAGGACAACCTGTACAATATTTTGTACAAAGATTTATAGATAAAATTACAATAACTTTATATCTTACTCCGGGCTCATCTGAAGCCGGTAATACTATTAACTATTATTATGTAAAAAGAATTCAAGATGTTGGAGCTTATACAAATGCAACCGATGTACCTTACAGGTTTGTTCCTTGTATGTGTGCGGGTCTTGCTTATTATTTGGCTATTAAGAAAGCTCCACAAAGAATTCAAGAATTAAAATTATTATATGAAGATGAATTACAAAGAGCCTTAGCTGAAGATGGTTCTTCATCTAGTTCTTTTATAACACCAAAAACTTATTATCCAAATGTCTAATTTATCAAAAGGAAAATATGCAAGAGCTATATCAGATCGTTCTGGATTAGAGTTCCCTTATTCTGAGATGGTAACGGAATGGAATGGTTCCTTTGTCCATTATTCTGAGTTCGAGCCTAAGCATCCACAGTTAGAGCCTAGAAGATTCACGGCCGATGGACAAGGATTACCTAAAGCTAGACCTGCAAGAGTAGAACCACCTGTATTAATTTTATTACAGACGAATCCTTTTCAAACCATTAAATATTCTGGTAATACTTATGTGAATGTTTATTCACCAAATCATGGACGATCAACTGGTAATACAGTTAGATTTAGAGGAGCTACGAGTCCAACTGGGTACAGATCTGTTCCAACGTTTGATAATGTATCTGATATTTCAAATGCATCAGGGTTTACAATTACAGTTGGCAAAATAGATTCAAGTGGTAATGTATCAAATACGACAAATTATTTTTATTTCCAAAGTGCTAGTACTGCAACAAATGGAAATGTAAGTGGAGGAGGAGATGGTTGTTCGGCTGGTCCGGTTAACCTACAAGCATAATGGCAACTTTAACATACGCAACTTTAACAACTAAAATAAGAGATTATTGTGAAGTAGATTCTAATGTATTTACTCAAACCATTATAGATGGTTTTATTGGTGATGCAGAATTTAAAATTTTAAGAGATATTGATTCAGATAATAATAGAAAGTATGCACAAGCTGATATTATAGCAGGTAAAAGATATGTAAATACACCATTAATTAATGATGAAACTTTAATTATTAGATCAGCTCAAATTACTAATTCCACAGGTGGAGCAGCTAACTCTAGCCGATCGTTTTTAGAATATAGAGATACTAGTTTTATATCAGAATACAATCCTACAGGGGCTACAGGTCTGCCAAAATACTACTCATATTGGGATGAAAACACTATTGTCATCGCTCCAACTCCAGATCAAAATTATAACATGCAGATAAATTATATCTTGAAACCTGCTGGATTATCGGCTAGTAATACTACTACATACTTAAGTAAAGAGTTTCCAAACGGTTTACTGTATGCATGCTTAGTTGAAGCTTATGGTTTTTTAAAGGGTCCTACGGACATGATTCAGTTTTATGAAAAAAAATATACTGAAGCAGCTCAAGGATTCTCAATTGAGCAAATGGGTAGACGAAGAAGAGATGAATATCAAGATGGTTCACCTCGAATTCGACAACAAAAATAATTAAGGAGTTAAGACATGGCTATAACACAAGCAGTTGCAAATAGTTTTAAAAAAGAAGTCCTAGAAGGAAAGCATGACTTTCAATATTCTGGTGGTGACAATTTTAAACTTGCTTTGTATATCTCTACTGCAACATTAAGTTCTGCTACAACAGCATATACATCTACTGGCGAAGTTCAAGACAGTGGTCAATATACTGCAGGTGGTGGAGCGCTAGTAAAACCAAATCCAAGTACTTCAGTTGCATCAGGTGTTGCAATTGTGGACTTCAATGATTTGTCTTTTACTGGTGTAACAATTACAGCTAGAGGTGCATTAATTTATAATACTTCAACTTCCAATGCGGCAGTTGCAGTTTTAGATTTTGGTGCAGACAAAACAGCAACTTCAGGAACGTTTACAATTCAGTTCCCTAACTTTACAACTTCAGCAGCGATTCTAAGAATTGGTAATTAATAGGAGCTAACCTATTATGGCCAATACTGGATGGAATGCCGATGTACCGTGGGGAAGTAATAACTGGGGAGATCTCAGTGATGTCACAGTTGCACCTACAGGATTAGGTCTTACATCTAATTTAAATTCTGTAACAGTTGATGCAGAGTTAAATGTTGGATGGGGAAGATTATCTTGGGGTGAAAACGCTTGGGGTGCTGGAGGTGATGTTCTTCTTACCGGTAATCAAATTAATTTAGGAATTGGAACTGTAACAGCAAGAGCTGGTGCGGGCGCTGATGTAACAGGTGAACAATTAACTTCATCTTTAGAAACTCCTACTGCTTTTGGTTTAGCAGAAGTATTTCCAACAGGTGAACAATTAACTTTATCTGCAGGAACAGTTGATCCTGCTCCAGATGTAATGTTAACCGGTATTGGTCTAACAGCCTCTGCTGGAACATTAGAAGGATATAACGAAGAAGGTTGGGGCAGAACTTATTGGGGTGAAGAAGTTTGGGGAGCTTCTGGTTTCTGGGCTTTTGGTAATACAACAGGAATTCAAATTAATGCATCAGTTGGAACAGTTGATGCAAAACCAGTTACTATCGCAGAACCTTCTGGAATAGGTTTAACTGTAGAAGAAGGTATAGTAGATCCAAGTCCAGATGCTACAGTTGTTGGTATTGGTTTATCAGCAAGTGTTGCTGTTGGAACAGTTGTTCAAGGGGAAGCTAATGTTACAACTACAGGAAATCAAGTAAATATTACACAAGGAACGGCAGAACTAGATGCTGTAACTTTTGCAGAACCTACTGGACAACAGTTAAATATTGCTCTAAATAGCGTTGTAGCAGGTGCTTCTGCTGAAGTACCTTTAACAGGAAATTCGTTGACAGTAGGGTTAAGAAACATTAATGTACAGTCTTGGCAAATTGTCGACACCGGAACTAGTGTTAATTGGAATGAGATTGACACAGCCGCTTAAATTTAATAAATTAACACAATAAGGAATTAAATGAGATTGACACAGCCACTTAAAATTAGTAAATTTAATAAAATAAGGAATTAAAAATTATGGCATCTAGTTATTCTGCTGATCTAAAATTAGAACTCATGACAACCGGTGAAAAAGCTGGTCTTTGGGGTGATATTACAAATACAAATTTAAATATTCTTCAACAAGCAATTGCTGGTTATCAATCTGTTGCAGTAACTAATGCAACAACAGGAACAACTTTTACATTTTCAAATGGTGTAGTATCAAATGGTAAAAACCAAGTTATAGATTTAACAGGCACGATTACTACTTCTGTAGATTTTATAGTTCCAGATTCAATTGAGAAAACATATATTGTAAAAAATTCTACTTCAGGTGCACACCAAGTTAGATTTAAAACAGCTTCAGGGTCAGGAGCTACTTTTGGAACTACGGATAAAGGTGTTAAAATAGTATATTCTAATGGTACAAATATAACTGATGTATTTGCTAGTCAAAATCAGTTAGGATTATTCAGTATTCCACAATCTGATGGCTCAAATGGTCAAACTATGATAACAGACGGATCTGGTACTTTAAGCTTTGGAGACGTAGGAATTTCAACAGGGAAATCTATTGCAATGGCAATCGTTTTCGGGTAATATTTTAAAATAAGGAGTTAAAAAAAATGGCAGCACCAAATATAGTAGACGTATCAACAATCACAGGCAAAACCACTGGTGGAGCACTGGATACAACTTTGACAACTGTGTTACTCGCTAACGCAGCAGCATCAGGAAAAGTTTTTAAAATTAATTCAATCATTATTTCTAACGTAGATGGTTCAAATGCCGTTGACGTAACAATTGACTACAACACAGCTGCAGCTGGATCAGGAACTTCATATGCTATAGCATCAACTATTTCTATTCCTGCGGATGCTACTTTAGCTTTGATTGATAAAAACACAAGTTTCTATCTTGAAGAAGATAAATCAATCATCGGTGGAGCTGCTGTTAACGGAGACGCAGAATACATCATCAGTTACGAAGAAATTTCATAGGAGGTTTAAATGGCAGGTGGATTTGTAGGAATTGTATACGAACCTATCGTTGGAGCTACTAGTGAATTAATTACTAATTTTACTGTTCCAGGAACTTTTGTTAAACAAGCTAATCAAACATCAGCTGACATCTTTGTTTTAGGTGGAGGCGGTGGATCTAATCCTGGAGGAGGAGACGCTGGAGGCGGAGGCGGAGGCGGAGGATTTAGACAATTCCCTGCTCATACTTTACCAAGCTCTCCTGTTACTATTACAATAGGAGGCGGAGGAGCTACATCTACAGCAGGCACCGCAACAGAATTTGACGCTGGAGGAGCATCACCATTAGTATCAGCTGGAGGAGGAAGAGGTTTACCACCATCTTCTGGAGCTGGAGGACAAACTCTTGGTCAGGGAGCATCTGGAGGCGGAGGCGGAGCTAATAGTTTCGGTAACCTTGGAGGATTCGGTAATGTACCACCAACAAGTCCACCACAAGGTAACCCAGGTGGAAATGGCGGAGTAGGTGGAAATGGAGCTGGAGGCGGCGGAGGAGCTGGAGCAGCAGGAACTAATTCACCAGGACCTTCTGGAGGACCTGGAGGAGCTGGGTCAGCAACAGATTATGGATCACCAACAGCATCACCAAGTCCTACCCTTTATGCTGGCGGAGGCGGTGGAGCTAGTCACAATGGATCAAATGGAAGTGGAGGACCAGGAGGAGGAGCACCTGCACCTGGAACTGCATCCGCAAACACTGGAGGCGGAGGTGGTGGAGGACCATCTGGCGGAGGTGGCGGATCTGGAGGATCTGGAAGAGTTATTATAAGACAACAAGCTGAAGCTTATGCTAATAATGTTTCTGGTAAATGGAAATTATCTGAGGTGTATGAAGCAGTAAAATCAGGGAATTGGACAAACTAATGGCACACTTTGCTGAAATAAAAATTGAAAATAATGAAGTGATAAGAGTTGTTGTAATTAACGACAGTGATATAAATTCATTAGGACAAGATAGTGTAGAAGCTGAAAATTGGGTTAAAGATAATATACCAGAAGATGCTTATTTAAAAGCCGTTGTTTTTAATAATGTTTATCCAGAAACTTATTGGAAAAGAACTTCATACAATACAGTTAATAATACTCACAGATTAGGCGGAACTCCTTTTAGAGGAAATTACGCAGGACCTGGTTCAACTTATGATGCTGCAAATGATTTATTTTGGCCACCAAAACCTTATAGTTCATGGGTTAAAAATAATACAACTATTGATTGGGAAGCTCCTATAGCTTCTCCTAATTACACACAAGATTTTGATGGAACTACTTTTCAAATAATACCAAAATGGGACGAAACTAATCAAACATGGTTAGGTAACACAATAGAAAATACACCTAGACCAGTTGAGTGGGATAAAAATTCTTTAGTCTGGAATCTTGCTTAATTATTAAAATAATATAATAATATAATAATATTATTATGGATAAAATAATTATAGTCGGAGGAGGCTCCGCAGGATGGATGACCGCGTCCACTCTTATTAAAACATTTCCTGATAAAGATATCACCGTAATAGAATCACCTAAATATCCTACAATTGGAGTGGGAGAAAGTACTTTAGGAAGAATAAAAAACTGGATTGAGTACTTAGGTATTGATGAAAAAAGTTTTATGAAAGCAACTGATGCTAGTTTTAAACTTAGTATTAAGTTTACAGATTTTTATACAAAAGGAGAAAGTTTTCATTATCCTTTTGGCACTCCACATATAGAAGGAAACAGAGCTGGTTTAAATGATTGGTGGTTTAAAAAATTTTTTAAACCAGATACTCCTTATTCTGACTATGCAGATTGTTTATTTCCAAATATGTCTTTAGTTAATCAAAATAAATTTTCAAATAAAGCAATTCCAGAAATAAATTTTAATCCTAAACAAGACGCAGCTTATCACTTTGATGCAATTAAATTTGGTCAATATTTAAAAAATGAATATTGTCTACCAAAAGGTGTAAAATATATTCAAGAAGATATTCAAGAAATTAAACAAAACGAAAATGGGATAGAAAGTTTAAATGGAAAATACAGTGCTGATTTATTTATTGATTGTTCTGGATTTAAAGGTTTATTAATTAATGAAACATTAAAAGAACCTTTTGAATCTTATGCTGATATTTTAATTAATGATTCAGCTTGGGCAATACAAATACCTTATCAAGATAAAGAAAAAGAGTTAGTTGCATATACAAATTGTACTGCAATAGAAAATGGTTGGGTTTGGAGAGCTCCTTTATGGTCTAGAATAGGTACCGGTTATGTTTATTCTAGCAAATTTGTTACAGATGAAAATGCACTCAAAGAATTTAAAAAACATTTAAATATACCAGAAGGTAATTTTAGAAATATTAAAATACCTAAAGTTGGTATTCATAAAAGAATATGGGTTAAAAATGTTGTTGCTATAGGATTGTCCGCTGGATTTATTGAACCATTAGAAAGTAATGGATTATTTGCTGTGCATGAATTTGTAATGAAATTAATTAGAAATATACAAAGAGATAATGTTTCACAATGGGACAGAGATAATTTTAATTTTTCATGTAAAAAAAGTTTTAGAGAATTCGCTGAATTTGTTGCTTTGCATTATGCTTTATCCCACAGAGATGATACGGAATATTGGAAACATATGCTGAATAAAGAATGGTGTGAAAATTTAATTAATTTAAAACCACCCTCTATTACAGGTTTTCAAATGGCTGTTAACGATAGAAATACTAATTTTACTTATGACATAAGAGGTGGATTACATTGTATTGCAGCAGGCATGCATTGGGCTCCTACAGATTTAACATCTGTTTTTTATGAAAATTGTGATGCAGATTATGAGAAATGGAAAAAAGATTGGAGTAAGGAAATTATACAATTAGATGTTAAAAAATTCTTCTTTAATGATGAAATAAAAAAATTACCTTCTTTAAAAGAATATTTAGAAAAAAATATATATAATGTCAATTAATAGTGCATATTGTTATTGGTATTTTAATGAAGTACTAACTCACAAATTTTGTGATGATGTTATTCAAAGAGGTAATGAAGAAAAAGAAAAGGTAGCTCTTACAGGAAAGTTTGACAATACGTCTGAAGATAACTTAACCGAAGAACAAATAAATGATTTGAAAACACAAAGAAATTCAAACATAGCGTGGTTAAGTGATCCTTGGATATACAGAACAATTCACCCATATATAAATGAAGCAAATAAAAACGCTGGATGGAATTTCAATTGGGATTTTTCTGAAGCCTGTCAATTTACAAAATATAAAATAAACCAATATTACAATTGGCATCGTGACTCATGGGATAAACCTTATGATAAACAGGATGATTTAAATACTTACGGAAAAATTCGTAAACTATCTGTTTCTTGTCAACTAACAGATTCTTCTGAATATGAGGGAGGAGAACTAGAATTTCAACCCAGAGATGGTGAAGACCCTAATTTAATAGTACCATGTAATGAGGCAAGAAAAAAAGGTTCTATTATTGTTTTTCCTTCTCATATATACCATAGAGTTAAACCAGTTACAAAAGGAACAAGATATTCTTTAGTTATATGGAATCTTGGTTTACCTTTTAAATAAATATGAGTTTTAAAGAAAATAATTTTACTGTGATAAAAAAAGCAATTAGCGAAGAATTGGCTGATTTTGTCTATAGATATTTTTTATTAAAAAGAAAAGTAGCTGATACATTATATAGAAAAAAATACATTCCTAATAATTCACCTGAATGGGGAATATGGAGTGATCAACAAGTTCCTAATACATATTCTCATTACGCTGACATTGCTATGGAAACGCTATTATTAGACTTACATCCAATTATGGAAAAACAAACAGAACTAAGATTGGTACCTACTTATTCTTATGCAAGAATTTATAAAAAAGGAGACATTTTACACAGACATATAGATAGACCTTCTTGTGAAATATCTACTACTTTAAATTTAGGGGGAGACCCATGGCCTATTTATTTAGAACCATCTGGAGAAAAAGGACAAAAGGGTATTCAAATAAATTTACAGCCAGGAGATATGTTGGTGTATGCGGGGTGTTTTTTAGAACACTGGAGAGAACAATTTGAAGGAGAAAATTGTGGTCAAGTATTTTTACATTATAATAATTTAGATAGTAAGCATGTAGCGAATAATGAATTTGATGGTAGGGAACATTTAGGCCTTCCTTCTTTTTTTACAAAATGAATTTAGCTATACACGCTAGTCATCACGGTTCTATAACTATATTTAATGAAAAAGAAATAATTGTTCATACACAAATTGACAGATTTAATAAATTTAAAGGTCATTCTCATCCAGAAAAAAAATTAATTAATAAATTAAAACAATTTAAATTTAATAAAGTATTTATAACTTCATTAGAAGATCATTGCGTAGGGTTATGGAAAACTATTCTAGTTAAAAATAATATCATTGATGCAATTAATATTTACGAAGATCATTGTTTAAATCATCATTTATTTCATGCTTATTGTTCTGCTTTAATGAATGATACTGAAAACTGTGTTGTGTGTGATGGAAGAGGAGCGGTTACAAACGGACAATATGAATATTTTTCTATATACAAAAACCTTAAAAATTATAAGACATTTACTAATCAACTTACTCACGGTTTAGGAGAAGTATATGAGTGTGTAAGAAAAGAATTCGGTTGGTCTTACGGACAGGAGGGTAAACTAATGGCTCTTTCTACATATGGAAAATTTGATAGACAAATAGAAAAACAAATTTGGAATGGTGTATCTTTTAACAAAAATTTAAAAAGTGGAACTGATATAGAACTTAAAAAAAATATTTTTGATAATGTAAATGAAGATTTAGCTAAAACCACTCAAGAAATATGCGAAAGAATATTTTTTAATATACTACAAGAAAATAAAATAGAAAAAAATATTTCATTAACAGGTGGATTTGCTCAAAACGTTATTAATAATACGAAGTTGCTAAACTCATATAATGTTTATGTAGACCCATTCAATTCAGATCAAGGAATATCTCTTGGAGTGGCTAACTACGTATCTAATAATAAATTAAATAAATTAAATACTGTTTATCTAGGATTTAAACCTGAATATAATTTTAATTTTTCTAAAGATTTTGAAATAAAAAAAACAACAGCAAGAGAAGTAGCTAAAATTTTAAACGAACATCCAGTAGCTATTTTTCAGGGTAGATCAGAACAGGGGCAAAGAGGACTAGGTAATAGAAGTTTATTGATTAATCCATTGACAAAAAATTCTTTAGAAAAAATAAGTCAAATAAAAAAAAGAGAATGGTTTAGACCTTTTGCTGCTACGGTAACCTTTGATAAATTTAATCATTATTTTTATGATAATAAATCAAATGGAGACTACATGCTTTTTACCTATGGTGTTAAACAGTCTTTAAAAGAAAAATTTAAAAATATTTTATCTAACAACAATGATTGTAGATTGCAGATTTTAAAAAAAGAAAAAAATGAATCTCTTTATTACTTAATTAAAGAACTAAGTTTACTATCTAATTTTGAAATTGTTTTAAATACCTCATTAAACTTACCTGGAGAACCATTAGTAGAAGACCTTGAAGATTTAGAGTATACTATGAAAAAGTCTGGTTTAATATATGCATATTTACCAGATGTGCAAAAATTGATTGTTAAACATTAAAATGAGTTTGATAAAAATTCATTACATGATATATTTTATTTAATCCTAATATAGCTTATTTAGTGGAGAATTATGTTACAAAAAGTACAATTTAAACCTGGTTTTAATAAACAATCTACAGTTACTGGAGCCGAAGGGCAATGGGTAGATGGGAATAATGTTAGATTTAGATATGGGCAACCAGAAAAAATAGGAGGTTGGGCAGAACTTGTTGCGAAAAGAGTAGCAGGTCCTGTTAGAGCTCAACACACTTGGACAGATTTAACAGGTAAAAAATATGCTGCCCTTGGATCTACTAAAGTCTTAGTTATTTATTATGAAGGTGCTTTTTACGATATCACACCTATCGAAGCTGATGTTACAGGGTGTACATTTAGTTCTACAACTGGATCAGCAACAGTTACGGTTAATAAAACTGCACATGGGTTATTAGTCGGAGATTATATTGTATTTAAATCTGTATCTTTACCTGGAGGTGGTGAGACAGGATATACAACAGCAGATTTTACGACAAATGTTTTTGAAGTAATTACACAACCTACCGGAAATACTTTTACCATTACCATGACATCCAATGAAACAGGAACAGGTATGTCAACTCAAGGTTCTGCAACCTTTAATAAATATGTCACTGTAGGTCCTGTATTTCAAACTGCGGCTTATGGGTGGGGAACTGGTCCTTATGGTGAAGAAGAATGGGGAACTACAAGATCTACAACAAACGTAACACTTGATCCTGGTTCTTGGTCACTCGATAATTATGGTCAGCTTCTTGTTGCAACAATTAGAAATGGTCCAACCTATATATGGAATCCTGCAGTAGGAGGATCATTAGATACAAGAGCAACTGTTGTTTCAGGCGCACCTACAAAATCATTAATGAGTCTAACCTCTGATAGAGATAGACATTTATTCTTAATGGGAACAGAGACAACTATTGGAACAGCTTCAACTCAAAATAAAATGTTTATTAGATTTTCAAATCAAGAAGATATCAATACATGGACACCGACTGCAACAAACACTGCCGGTACATTTTTAATTGATCAAGGAAATGAAATTATAACAGCAGTACAAGGTAAAGATTATATTTTAGTTTTAACTGATCAAGCAGCTTATCAAATTCAATTCGTAGGACCACCTTTTACATTTAGTATTAGACAGGTTGGTTCTAACTGTGGATGTCTGGGTCAGCATGCGGCAGTCTTTGCACAAGGTGCTGTTTTCTGGATGGGATTTGGTGGAGGCTTCTTTATGTTTGATGGTACAGTAAAACAATTACCTTCACTTGTAGAAGACTTTGTATTTACAACAGATGGAAATAATTTAGGAATTAATTATGATGCAAATCAAATTGCCTATGCATATCATAACTCTTTATATAATGAGGTGGGATGGTACTATGCAGCGAGTGGCTCGCAGCAAATCAATAGAAATGTAGTATTCAATTTTATAGAAAACACTTGGACAACAGGATCATTATCTAGAACTTCTTATAATGATGCACATACTTATAATTTACCTTATGCAACAGAATTTACTTCTAATGGTACACCAACGTTTCCAACTATTAATGGTGTTACTAATACTTTTGGTTCATCAGAATATTGGGCACATGAAACAGGAAATAATGAGCTATATTTAAATGCAACCTCTGTAGCAATTACTTCCTATATTGTATCTGGTGATTATGATATTTCAGCTCAACAAGGTTTAGCAGGGGATGGAGAAAATATTATGAGAGTGTCACGATTTATACCCGACTTTAAAAACTTATCTGGAAATGCAAAGGTAACTATGTTTTTTAGAGATTATCCCGCTAATACTGCACAATCTGATCCTAATGGACCATTAATAACGGGACCTTTTACTATTAATACGACTACTACTTTTGTTAGTACTAGAGTTAGAGGAAGACAGGTGAGTTTGAAAATTGAAAATGATGCAATAAATCAGTCTTGGAGATATGGAACTTTAAGATTAGATATTCAAGCTGGAGGAAGAAGATAATGGCAAAAATTACTGCAATCATACCTGAGCCAACTCCAGAGTATCAAGAAAACAATCAAAGACAATTAAGAGAAGGTTTAGATACATTAAAGAATGAATTAAATTTTGGTTATCAAGAAGATTTAAAACAAGAGTTACAAAGATTTACATGGTTTAATATGAGGTTTAATTAATGTCTTGTAATAATGTCAACGTAGAACCAACCGTTATTGGTGGTGGAAATGGATCAAATGCTTATGATGCATTTGGAAGATTAAGAGTTTCTAATCCATTTACTATTTTTGATAGTACAAATGTAATGTCAAAAAATAAT